ACAAAGCAATGCAATATGAAGAGGCTAAGGCCATTTATGGCAACAACATCAGAAGAGCATTCACCTACAAAGCTTTAAATAGATTAATTCAAGGTTCTGCTGCTGATCAAACTAAACAAGCAATGATTAATTGTTACAAAGCAGGTTACAAACCATTATTACAAATCCATGATGAATTATGTTTTTCAATCAATAGTGAAAAAGATATTAAAGATGTAAAAGAAATTATGGAAAGTGCCATTGATGGTATGAAAGTCCCATCAAAAGTCGATATTGCTTTAGGTCAATCCTGGGGAGAGGCTAAAGAATAATTTAGAGCATACTTATCTTAGGTAAAAAGTTGATTTTTTTTTTAAAGCTAGTACTTAGCTAGCTATATCTAGAAGACCTTTTTTTGCGTCTTCTACACTTTGATCATTAATCTTAGTTCTAAGATTTTTAATCTTGATGTCTATCCACTTCATGTCAGTAGTAACTCTACCCTGAGCTAACGCTTGTGTTGCCCACTTGGATTCCAACTGAAGTTTCTCCGATATTAACTTTTGTAGCATTTCGGTTTATCTCCTCAAAGGTTAAGATAAGTATGTTGGGATCATGGAAACCAGCACCTTCTTTCTCTGTTACAACTCCTGAGTCAACCTTCTTAACTAAACACTCAAGAGCGGCCTTATCGTTCTCAGCTTCAAGTGTCTCATCTATATATAGATTCTTGTAATTTGCTTTGATCCGATATAGCTTCATGTGGTATTATATATCAAAATGTGACGTTAATGCAACCTCTATGCAGGATCGATAGGTTTGCATTCAAATTTAACAGCTATTTTTTGTGCATTTACTTGTTCTTTTGGTGCTTTTGCAATGTATTCTCCACCCTTTTTATAGCCCTCGACAGCACATTCATACCATGAGTTATAGACTCCTTTGGGGTGTAACATGCCAGGACATGTCTGAGTTACAAAACTACATAAATGTAAAACTAGTAAAAACTTCATAATATCCTATATTATCCTACCTTATTATTTGCTTGCATATCCCATTAAAATGTTTATATAAAGATATCTATAATAATAACAAAGAGGAGGCCTTATGGCAACACAAGAGAACCAACCACTAGTGTTAAAAAAAGAGTGGGAAGTAAAAGAAAAAGATAAGTTTACATCAAGTGCACAAAACTTGACGGTAACTTTTAACAAAGCAACAGACGAAATTACTTTATTTGTGAACAACGAAGTTTACAAAAAATTAAAAGTAAAAGATGCACTAAATGGTAGTGTAAAATTTCATGATGCTGTTGGTACTTTAATTCAAAAATTTGCAATGTGGGGGTTTGATGTCAAATAAATCAGACTCACAAGTATTTAAGGATTGGAGTACGAAAGTAGATGATATTTTATCACGGCTACCGAATACTGATATCAATGGTGAGCCCTTAGAATATCAAGACGATGCGTACCAAGAAGTTATGAAGATGCTGCAGCAGTGTTCAATGAATTTTGAAGACATGCCTATTTATCCAATTAACGAAAATATTGCAAATAAACTTATACAAGATCAACAGAAAGGTGCCGATGAAAGACCTAATATTTAGTATGATGTTTATTGCATTACTAACCATTATCCCTGCAAAAGTATTATTATTTATTTTTGCATCTGTGGGATATTTAATGTTCAACTAACCAAGGAGTAAAAATGAACAAAGCAATACAAAACAAATTTTTTGAAACTACTAATTATAGTAAGTTCAAAAAGACTAGAGGTAATAGACCTGTAGATGAAGCACACGTGCAGCAACTTAAAAAGTTGATTGAAGAAAAAGATCTTTACGATCCCATTCGTGTAAATAAAAACATGGAAGTTGTTGATGGCCAACACACACTGGAAGCCAGAAAACAATTAGATCTAAAAATACCATATATCATTATGGACTCTGATGATCCATTGGATGTTGCTAGACTAAACACAGGTCGTAAGAACTGGTCTATGAATGATTATTTAGGTCAACACTGTGCTAGAAATAAAATGGACTACAGAATTTGTAGAAACAAAATGCAACAGTACGGAATCAATGTTGCAGAGATGGTAGTTCTATTATTAAAACAAACTTCATTGTGGTCTAGAATCAGTAATGATTTTAAAACAGGGAGATTTGTAATTCCTGCAGGAGGTATTGAGCATGCGGATCGTATTGGATCTCAATTGATGCAACTTAAAAAATATTTTTATGGTATGGAGTCACCTAAGAACAAACGTTTTAAACGTTCAATGGTGATATCTTATATTGTAGCAGATAAACATCCTAAGTTTGACTTTAAAAGATTTAAAACTGCATGTCAGAGTAAATCTTCATGGTTTTTATCTGGTACATCCACTGCTGATTATATTTCAATCATCGAGAGGATTTATAACTCAGGGCTTAACCAAAAAAATAAAATAAATTTGGTTGAATTTCATAAAACTAAAGAGTATCAAGAGAAATAGGAGAAATAATGGACGTAAACAAATGGAAATCAATTGCAGTAGACATCGAATCATACACAATTATTAGGGCTATGGGAGAAAATGGCCTTAGAAATCCAGGCAACATGATTAAGAAAATGGTATCTGATTCTATTAAAAAGATAGCCAAAAAAGAAGGTGTTGCAGAGGGTAAAATGAAAGAGAATTTGTTATCTCAAGGTAAAAAACTCTTGAAATAGTAGATAAACATATGTTGAAAAAAAGGGCCGGGAGACTGGCCCTTTTTTTTACTTGCAATCAAAATTTAAATAGTTATTAATTAAAAAGTATTCCTAAGCCTAAATGAAATAAGTGGGGCTTTAAAACACTTTATTTTCACCGAACAATTAACACTCAATTTAACTTTAATAAAAAGGATATTTTGTGGGTAAAGCTATTAAGAAAAGTAGTGAAGAAGCATTAAATCATGCATTGGACAAACTAGTTTTGATCTGTCCAAATAAGAAAACGTATGATGAGCTAACAAGCTTAATGTTTCAATTGTATTGTGGAAATGACTTTGGTTTAGGAAATTTCAGTCTTTCTTTCCTTGATAAAATCGAGGATAGATGGCGATCAGGACGTAAAGCTGCTGCGAAAGCAAAAGGCATTAGTCTGGTTGTTAAAAATGCTTAGCCACGGTGTAGATTTTCCCAATCCATATCTTTTCCCACATCGTGGTTATGCAGATGAATATAAAAAAACCTAAAGGTTTACTTAAAGACTCTATTATTATCATGGATTTCATGTCCGGTGAGGACAAGATGTACTATTTGGAAAGAATGTGGGATTTATATTTTAAGGTTTTTAATAACAAAGTTAAGAAATCATCTAGCAGAAAAAAAATTTCAAGCATGAGACAGGAAAAAGCCTATGAGCTGTGCACCAGCCTTATTAAAATTTTTGGGCATTAAGTTGTCTTTAGAACTTACAAAAATAAAAGAATATTCTGAACAAAGATTATTCCAGGCAATTATTGTCCAGGCGTTGGAGGATGCTATAACCACCTCTAATTTGAAAAAAGAAACTTATTTTAAGTACGATAGTCATGTTTGGTTTGTAAATAATTCTGATGATTTTAAGGACGTTTGTTGGGGTGCTGATATGGATCCGGATTTTGTACGAGGTGAGTATTTTAAATTAGTAGACAGTGAGAAAATTTTTTTTTCAGATCTGCAGTTGTCCTGGATCCGTTATCGAGAGTTATATCGAAAGTATAGGAATGCAGGGAGTAAAGAAGAAAGACGGTATATTAAGACTCTGATATTAAAGGAAAATTTAAAAAGATTGAGTTAAAGCTCCTGGGGGAAAGTCAAAGAGCTAAAAATGATAAAAAACCCCCAGAAGCTATTTTAACCAAGTTTCATATGTATAAAACACATGTTCAAACTAACATAATACCGGACACCGGACAAGGGATAAATTTCTACTATATAGATTATCTAGAGTAACGAACAATAAAAAGTACCCTCGGGGGTAAAAGAGGTGTATCTGGTGTATCTAATGTTCTATTAGTCAATAATACCAATGGTTTTAATCAATTTTAATGGTGTATCTATGGTGTATCTATGGTGTATCTGGGATACACCACTCTTGCGGGAACGCAAACAGTTGGTTGTTGGGAACTAGTCATTACTCTGAAATATCTATATAGTAGAAAATTATGATCAAAAAAATTGGACGTAAAGCACAAGGTGGTGTAATTGTTAAGAAAATGTTAGTTGGTGGATTACTTACAAAAGGAATTAAATATGGCTACAAGCAATATAGAAAAGCTGGTGGCAAAAGTATTTTAGAGATTATGAAAAGCGGTATAAGAGGTTCTGGTAAAAGAAATGATGCTAAAACAGACGTGAAGTTTGGTATCAAATTACACGGTGGTAGAAAACTTACTCAAAGAGATAAAAATAAATTAAGATAATGCCTGGTGGACTTAAAAAGAAATCAGATAGAACTGAACTTGATCTAACTCCCAAACAAAAAATGTTTGTTGAAATATATGTTCAAGATTGGGGTAACATCACACAAGCTGAAGCATTAAAACGTGCAGGTTATGTTTGCACTAATGAAAAAGATTATGGATCTGTTGCATCCAGAATGTTATCAAGAAAACACTCACCACATATTGCAAAATATTTCGATAAATTATTTGAACGTGAAGTTAAAAAATACGAAAGTGACAATCTTAGAAGATATAAAAGATTAGAAAGAATTGCCAACAGCGCTGAAAAAGAAAAACAATACGCAGCAGCCATCAATGCAGAATATAGGTCTGGTCAATTAGCCGGTGCTTATGTTGATCGTAAAGAGGTAACTGTTAGTGGTTTGGAGGGTATGTCACGTGAGCAACTTGAAAAAAAGCTCGAGGAATTATCAAACAAGATCGATGGCTACAACGCCAAAACGATTGAAGTTGAGTCCCAAGACGTTGCAGAAATTGAGCAAGGCTAAGTGGTCTGATTGGTTAAATGTTTTTAATCAAGTGCACAACTCTGGAATTACAACATCTGTTGGAACTATTAAAATAGATATAGATGACTAAAAAGAAACGACAACAGTCTAAAATATTGAACTTTGATTTTAAAAATCTCGGTAACGTGATTGAGGATTATCCTTTTGTAGAAATAGAATGGTTGGATATCGAAGGAGATGCGGGCTGGTCTAGCACAAAGGATTTGAGTAAAGAACAATTACCCATATGTGTATCTAAAGGTTATTTGTTAAGTCAAAAGAACGGGATTACTAGAATTTTTAGTGATTATATCAAGACTAAAGATAAGCCAACATTTGACAATATTGGTAATACAACTATTATTCCAACAGCAGTAATTAAATCAATTAGGAAAATTAAAATATAAAAAACTTACTTAATCATGTCTAATAAAAATGGGGAAACTAGGCTATGGCAAAAGGTAAAAAAAGGACTGACTGATTGCTTTCTAACTCGCGTAGAATCTAGCACAATCAATGGTATTCCTGATATTCATGCAGTATCATATGGTGAAATATTTTGGGTAGAACTAAAATCAGATTCATTAAGTTATCCGAAGCTTAATAAGTGGCAAATTGTTTGGATTAACAAATATATTAAAGCAGGTGGCAAAGTAATTATCTTGAAAGAGACCCTCTTGCAGAAGTCTCTTAGACTGTACAGACCGGTGTCCGTTTTCACTGATGCTCGTTCCCTCGTCCCGTTTGCCTCGTTCTCGTTCCCGTTACAATGGCCACTGGTCCAGGATAGTATGCTACAGGAGCTGGGAGCTCCTCCCGATGCAGCATAACCCTCGTTCTCGTTTCCTGGCCACGTTACATTTTACCTCTTAGTTAGCGTGGCCTGGTAACCAGCACACAGGTGACGTTCTCGTTTCTCGTTCTCGTTTATGGATAAACCTCGTTCTCGTTTAACGGATACTGGACGACCCACAGGCAGCTCAGTTACAGGGGCAGCCCGTGCCTTCACGAGAACTTCGTGGTTGACAGGTATCCCATGATGTCGTATTGTCGGACAAAACAAAGGAGAAAAGTATGGCAAGAAAATACTATGGAGTACAGGTGCACAGACTTACCTATCAAAAAGTAGACGCAAATGGCGAATCAATTGACGGAAAATTATACGAGTACACAGGAGATTGTTCCTCGTTTTGCGACGGGATCGATGAAGATGATTTAGAAGAGGTATCCGATGGCAGTTGATTTCGATGCATTAGATCTCGTTCGAAGTCAGAACAGATCTCGTTCTTACAATAAAAGAATAGATGAGCTCCAGCAGCAGGTAACTGACCTACAGGAGCTGGTCACTGATGTGGTAAAAGAATTACAAGAGGAAAAGAAATGGTCTTTTGAAGAAAGGTTAAAAAGAATCAAAGAAAGTTCTTGACAGATCTCCCATGAGCTCTTATATAGAAGGTGCCGTTGGGGAATTGACTATTCTTAAACGATGTTTGACACTGAGAAGGAACTGGGTAGTTTGCCCTCCGTAACTTTGTCGGTCTCAACGGTTAACCAAAGGAGAACTATGAACAAAGACAAAGAGAAAGCTATTCAAGAGTCGGTACCCTACACGGATGTCGAAGAGGCCAACAAACCTGAGGAAGGTAAAGTATACGCACTGACCGGTGGCCGGGGCACGCGCTGCATCGCCAACGGTAATACGTGGAAAGACTCGGAGGTGAAGGATGACTGATGAACTGAAGGAGTGGTACTTAATGCCAAGCATCAAGGAATGCCTCGTGGAGTATGAAAAGCAGGACATCGGACTCATTAATGATATTGCTAAGCACGGATGCTCAGGAGGTGTCGCTGGTATCACGTACTACACAGAAACTACTTCGTTTCATGATCACCATCAGGAGGAGATATGGCAGCTGGTCCGGGACCATTCAGATGAAGCTGGTTTGAAGAACGGTGAGTTCCTGCAGCACATATCACAAGATCCAACCTCGTTGACTGGATTAGTCAACGACCTCGTCTGGTGGGCGGTTAAAGTTCGTGCGGAAGAGTTGCGTGATGCTACACCTGCAGCTGGAGCTTCCACATGAGTTTCGTTCTCGTTTGGCTGTGCCTTTTATTTATGTTCCCAACTGTAACTCTGGCTGGGACGGGACTGCTGGTTCTTTCGCTCGTTGGAGTTCTTTGATCCCAAGCTCGTCTCGTTCACTTAAGTGGATAGTACCCGCTGGTAACTCAGTTCAGATCTGGGGGACGCTGGTCAGAACTGCTCTGGAAAAGCGAATGGTTAGGTTTCTACTTTAGAATGGTTCTAAAAGATAATT